GCATCGGCGAGGCACTGCCGGACCTCATTCCCGCGGCGGTCGAAGCCATCGTTACGATTGTGCAAGGGCTCATCGACAATCTCGGCCTTGTGATCGACGCGGCGCTCCAGCTGGTGGAGGGGTTAGCGCAGGGGATCCTGAACGCGATCCCCGTGCTGATCGCTGCGCTCCCCAAGCTCATCACCAGCTTCATCGACAAGCTCTTGGCGGCGATCCCCGATATCATTCAGACCGGCGTCACGTTGCTCGTGGCGCTGGTGGAGGCGCTGCCGGAAATCATTGACGCGATCTGCGAGGCGATTCCGGCGATCATTGAGGGTTTGGTCACAGCGATCATGGACAATCTCGACGATATCATCAACGCGGGTGTGCAGCTGTTCGTCGCGCTCATTACCAACCTGCCCAAGATCATCGTCGAGGTGGTCAAGGCTATCCCGAAGATCATCCTGGCGCTGGTCAACGGGCTCATTGGTTCCTTCGGAACCATCGCCTCAACCGGCGAAGGCTTGCTGACGTCCATTGTGACCAATCTTGAGCAGGCCGTGACGGACATTGTGGCCGCGTTGCCGCAGATCATCACGGGCGTGGTGGATTTCTTCACGTCTATGTTCGGCACGATCGCCGAGGTAGGGTCAGGGCTGCTGGGGTCGGTGGTTACGAGAATATCTGACGTCGTCACGAAGGTAATATCGGCAGTCGGCACGATCGTCACCAACATCAAAACGGCGCTGAGTTCGAAACTCTCCGAGATTGCGACCACCGGGCAGAATCTCCTGAACGGCATCGTACAGAACGTTTCGTCCGTCATTGCCACGGTGAAAACCAGCGTAGGCAACATCATTACGTCCATTAAGGACTTCATCGTGGGCAAGGCGACGACCATCGCCACGGCCGGGCAATCATTGCTTAACAACATCACGACCAACGTAGGCTCCGTCATTACGAATGTGACGGGCAAGGTATCCAATATCCTGAACCAGATCAAGAGCAAGATTTCCGGCTATGCCAGTACGATCGCCGCTACCGGCACAACGCTGTTTAACAGCCTGGTGCGCAACGCGGGCAGTATTGGTTCGACCATTGTTACCGCTTGCTCCGGCATCCTGACCCGCATCAAGACCGCCTTCACAAGCGGCGTCTCCAGCATGATCTCCATTGGCGGGAACCTCGCTTCCGGGATCTGGACGGGGCTTTCCAACGCCGCAAGCAGCCTCTACACCAAAGTCAGCAACCTGTGCAGCGGGCTGTGGAAAAGAATCAAGTCCTTCTTTGGCATCTCCTCGCCCTCCACACTGTTTCGGGATTCGATCGGCGCCAACCTGGCGTTGGGGCTTGGGCTGGGCTTTGAGGACGAGATGAATAAGGTGGCGGATCAGATGCAGGCGGCGGTGCCGACAACGCTGGACGCGGGCGGGATCAGCCTGAACGGGGTAAGCGGTACGGCATCAGTCACATCCGGCCCGCTGGTGTCCGTGCAGCAGCTGATCGTGCGCAGCGAGGACGACATCCGCGCCATTAGCCAGCAGCTCTACAACATGATCCAGCAGTCCAGTCGCGCGCAGGGGTATTTCACTACGGCGTAAGAGAATCAAGGAAGGAGGCCTTGTATGGGCTTTCTGTTCAACGGGCTCCATTCGTCCGCCATGGGCATCCGCGCGAGGCTTACGGACTGGCGGTTCATTCCCGCCGTGAGTAATTACACCGTGAATATCCCCGGCAAGGAAGGCGTGGCGGATTTTGGCGCCAGCAAGACCAGCCGGCGAATCTCCATCAAATGCGGCGTGAATCCCACGGGCAGTATGTCCAGCCTGATTCATGTGCTCGACGCGCTCGCGGCGTGGCTCGACCCTACCAACGGGACCGCCCAGCTGGTGCTGGATGAACTGCCGGATCGGTACTTCCTTGCGCGTCTGGACAGCGATGTGAGCTGCACACGGTTGATCCGCTGCGCGGGGTCCTTTGACCTGGACTTCTTCTGCCCGGACCCGTACGGATACGCGCTCTCCGATGAGAATTTCACGCTGACAGCGACAGGTACGCACACAATCCTGCGCACCAAGGGCAACGCGGTCAGTCTCCCGGAGTACCGGCTCATGGGCGAGGTCATCAACGATTCCTCGGCGCGTTGGTTTCGGATCACCACCAACGGGGTGGCGCTGACCATCTCCGGCCGGCTGGCGTCCAATGAAGTGCTGGTGATCGATACCGCCAACATGACCGCGAAGGTTGTGGACACAGACGGGGTGCTGGTTAAGAATGGCCTTCCTTATCTGTCCAGCCTGAACCTACCGGAGCTCAATCTGGGCACGAACACGGTGTCGATCGAGGCGGAAGGCTGTACGTTTTCATCCCTTACGATTCAGGCAAAAAGCCGCTGGAGGTGAGCCCATGGCTGTGATTGCGATTCTGACCGAGCAGACAGACTTTACCGGGGAGTTCCCGATCACCGATCATGCCGTTGGCTTGTGGCGGCTTAATGAAGCGGCTGTTGCTGAAGATGAAACTGTTTCGTTTCCCGACGCCGGTGCCTATGGGCGTGATCTGGTGCCGGTAGGGACGGATTACACGATTGAGAGTGGAATTTTAGGCCGTGCAATTCATCTGAACGCCTCCACAGGCAGTACGTATCTCAAGGCTGTCAATGACGGCACGTTCTTCAGTCCGCTGTATGGCAGGTTGGTCTTCGGCGGCAGCTTCCGGTTCCCCTCCATTCCAGAGGGTGTGGTGCCTCTGCTGGCCACACAGAAAGCAGACACGCTGCCGCTGTTTCGGCTGGACCTGAACGGCGGCAAAGTTAATGTTATGCTCAACGGGGCCAGTGGTGCCACCTGCTTCTCGGCACAGGAAAACCTGCAGCTGCAGCCGGATACCTGGTATTTCATCGCTGTTACAGTCGACACCGCAGAGAATACCGTGCAGACGGTCATTGGCTGTTACACGGACGGCACCTGGTATACCTCGCCGCTGCGAACGTTTGCTACCGCTGTAAATACCGCTTCCGAAGCGGATCTACTGATCGGCGCGTTCGACTACACGCATTCCGGCGCCGAACCGACCGTCACGGCCATGCTGGTGGACGATGTGTTTGTGGAAACGGATTCCGACTTCACGGCGTATCTATTGGAGCGCCAGTTTCTCACCAGTCTGTCCGCGGATCAGGGCAACAGCACCTGCGATGTCTACTCCTCGCCGGGAACCGTCACCTTGGCGGCTGTGGAGGGCGTCTATCCGTCCGTTGGCATGTTCATCACCCGAGCCGTCGCCTATGATGTGACCGGAACGGGCAAGGCCGCGTGGGACTTTACGTATCTGGCGGGCACCACCAGTCTGGGTACCGTGGAATCCTCCGTCAGCGCCGATCTGCTTCACTGGACAGCTTGGTCGCCGGTCGATACCCAGGGGAACATCACCTCGCCGGCAGCGGAGTATATCCGTTTCCGGGTTACCCTCTGTACCAATGATCCAACACGTACCCCGCGCTTCCATGAGCTGCGCGTCTATGATATCCCAAACCGCCTGTTCTCCGTGAAGGGCTACAGCTACCCGGTAGTGCTGGATGCTTCCGGCGCACCCGCCGCGGTGCTGGAGGACGCCTATGAGATCACGGTGTGCGGGGAAATCAACGGCGAGGATACGCTTCGGTTCTCCCTTCCCTTTGCGGATGCTAAGCGAGCCTATATTGTCAACGAAGCGCGGATCCAAATCGTGGACGACATTTATAGAATTCGCTCCGTTACCGACGAGAAGGGTTCGGACGGCAAGTCTACTACCACAGTATACGCCGAGGCGGAGTTCTATGACTTTGGATTTTCCGTGTACCGGCCGGTGAAGGAATTTATTTCCGAAACCGCCAAGACGGAGATGGCCTACGCACTCGATGGCACGGGCTGGTATGTGGGCGATGTAGAGGTAAGCACGAAGCGCTCCTGGACCAGCGAAAAGACCAACGCGCTGGCGATCCTCAGAGCGATCGCCGATATTCACGGTGGGGATCTGGTTTTCGACTGTCCGCGCAGGCTGGTGCATCTGTATACCCAGTATGGCTCGGACTCCGGCGCGGTATTTGCCTACAACAAGAACATGAGCCAGATCAAGAAGGTGACCAGCACAGCCAATCTGGTAACCCGGCTCTACGCAATCGGCGCGGAAGGCATGACCTTTGCCGACGTGAATCAGGGCAAGGCATATGTGGAAGATTACACCTATACCGACGAGGTGCGCATCTCCACAATGGACTGTACGTCCTTTACCAATCCCTCACAGATGCTGGAATACACCAAAATGCGGCTGGCAGAATACGCTGCGCCGACGGTTTCCTACGAACTCTCCGCGATGGATCTGTCCCTGCTCACCGGAT